CTGCAGAAAAGCTAAAGGTTGAAAAATCTGAAGGCGATTATACTACAGTTTACAATAGATAGTGTGGGGAAATTAAAATGACACGAACAAGTACAATGGCAAAATCACGTAATATTGAAAGTCGTGAACTCAATAATAGAGAACAGGATATGGAATTTAGAGAACCTAATATGCTTGAAATTCCTGAGTCTGTTACTAATCGTTTTAAAAACGAGGGCATGGCTCTTCGTTGGATACGTATAAATCTTCGTGGACAAGACGATTATACAAATGTTGGCAAACGAGTACAAGAAGGTTGGCAATTTGTAGCTATTAATGAAGTTCCTGAAATTCAACATACATCTTTCGTGAGAGATGAAGGTCGGTATACTGGTGCAGTCTGTCGTGGAGACTTAGCATTAGCAAAAATGCCATTAGCAAAAGCAGAAAATCGACAAAAATATTACGAGGAGCAAAGCTCAACTATGGTTGATGCAGTTAATCAACAATTAATGAGTGGTAGTAATTCTCGTATGCCTATTAGAAATAATAGTAAAAGTCAGGTTACTAAGGGTAAAACACCTAGATTTCAAGATTAATTTAGTGTAATAATCTTAGTAAGTAGTTAATTTTAATTTAAGGGAGAAAAACGAATGACTACAAGCGCAGCTCCGTTTGGCTTCTCACCATCTCGTAAACGAGGTAATAACCCTAATGCGATTGGAACTAATGAATATCCTATAGCTTCAGGTTATGCTGCAAATATTTTTACAGGAGATTTAGTAAGAAT